CCGGAGAAATCGTTACGTTATGACTGGAAGAGCCGGTACCAAAAGAGGCCATGACCGTTCCGGCGTTGTTCTCGATAGAGATGCCGGTGGAAGCTGCGGTCGCAATAAGGGCCGGAGTCGTCAGACTTGTGGATGCACTTGCCGTGGTAAAGGCGCCCGTAGAGGCCGTTGTAGCCCCGATCGTGGTGCCGTTGATGGCTCCGCCCGTGATGGCCACGTTACTGGCGCTCTGCGCCGACATAGACCCCAGAGTGAGCCAGGAGGCCGGACTAGCAGCACCGTTCGAGGACAGCACCTGCCCTGCGGTTCCTGCGCTAGTGTTGACCAGGAATTCGCCGCCTGAAGCGATCTGAAGCCAAGGCGTACCGTTGGTGATGAAAGACAGCGTGCCGGCCGCAGCAAGCGCCGTAGAGGAGGCGTTGGCCAAGAGGGTCATGGCCGGGATACCGTTTTGTCTGAGCTGGATCCCTGAACCGTAAGTGGACGAACCATCGACGGTCAGAGAATTGACTCCGGTATTGATCACCGGGGTTGACGTGCCGATACCTACGTTACCCAGCGCATCCTTGTAAATCTGGTTCGTACCGATCGCAATGATGCCGGTACCACCCGTCAGCGTGGTGTTGTATGCGAGTGAGGTGAAGGCGCCCGTATCGGGGACTGAAGCACCGACCGTTACGCTCTCGATTGCACCGCCGGTGAATGCGACGTTGTTGGCATTCTGAGTGGCTACGGTTCCAAGCCCTAGATTGGTCCTTGCCCCGGCTGCTGTGGTTGCGTTCGTGCCACCCTGAGCGATGGTAGCCGGTGTGGTATTAAGACCTGCTACAACGACCTGAGCTGCGGTAGCTTTGACCGTGATTCCGCCGGAAACGAAGGGAGCAACGTCAGCACCTTGGAGGTTTACCGCCGCAGGTAATTGGGAAATTTTTACGTCAGCCACGGGTCACCTCTAGTCGAGTAAGACTGCAGATTGGGTTACAAGGAGATCACCGGCTTCCGTTGTCAGGAAATTCCCTGACTCATCGATGATGTAATTGAAGGTCCCCGGAGAAGGGTTGAAGGTGGCAATCACCCCCGGACCCGAAATAAGGTTGTCAGCGATGACTTCTCGCGCCGCAGTGGACGTGGTGTTTACGTAATCGCTAACCCCACCCGAGCTTACGGGCATGATTATCGCCCTGCAACGCCAGCCTGGATGGCTGTCATGGTTGCGGTGCCGGTACCGGCGGTCGTAATGAGCCGGATCGCTGTGACAGGAAATGCGTAGTTGCCGTCTGCGTTGGCAGACTGCCCGGTGATATCTGGATTCACGAACCAGTTACCTGCTGCGGGCGTGTAATTTGGGTCAAACACGTTGTCGAACGTGTGCTCAACGGTATAGGTGATGGTTCCAGTAACAGTCACCCCAAGACCCACATTGAACGGAGAAATGTAGTTATCAAGCGGGATCAGCGCTGATGAGCCAACACCGGATACGGAAACTGTTACTGGACGCATATTTACACCTTAGAGATGGGGTTCGTCTTCAGCCGGAGCTTCTTCGGCCGGAGCTTCGGTAGCGACCTGGGCCTGTGCAGCTTGCTGAGCCGCCTGGATCTGCAGCTTCATAATCAGGGCCGCTACGTTTTCGTAAGGCAGCTTGCCCAATGCCTGACCAATGAAGTTGATTTCATCGTGCGTCAGGGCGAAAGTCAGATTTTCGGAGTTCATGTTTTTCCTTTGTGTTGAAAGGTTTGCGGCCGGGTTCTCCCAACCCAAGCGTATTTTTGGGTAAAAATGGGAGGATGTCAACGCGCCCATTCCCACTTTTGGCTGCCGACCCCGTGAATCTTTTCCCATCCGGCTTCGCCGCAAATTTGATTTTCCGTTTTCTTCGGCGCGTAGTAAGGATTTAACGGATGGTCTGCGGCCGCCATTTTGTGCTTTTGAACGGAATACCGCGAAACGCGCTCTACTTTGCCTTTCGGCACCCACCAGTAATCTGGCTCAGTAATACTGCCCAGACTAAACCCAGCGGCTTTGTAGAGGCCGCCTGTGCCGTAGCGCAAATCGCAATAGCTTATGACACACTCTGGGTCGAACGCTTTCTTGAACGCCGCAAACAACCGTGTAAACCCCCCACGCACTGACCCCACACTCGCGTATCTAAGCACCTCATACTCCCCATCCTTCTTAGCGCCTGTCATTGCGCCCGAGCGGCTTTTGCCAAAGGTGGCGATAGCGACTAGAAGTTCCCCTTCATAAAGGCCATACGCTGTCCCTACCGGACCAGGACCTTGAATATGAGTGTCTTTAAGAAACGCTTTGGCGTCTTTCCATACAACTGACTTTAACTCCAGCTTTCTGGCATCGCGCTTTTCCGATTTACCGATGAACGCCAGTAAACGGGCTTTAAGAATGTCTTGCTTGTTCAGCCACTCGTCTTCAAAAATTTGAACCAGGCGAATCCCCGCGGTGTCCGCTAGTGTCCACTTTTCTTTGTGAAGCTTTCCTACACGATTTGTCGTGTGCCAAAAAAGACCATTGAACTCTACCCCAATGCTAAATTCAGGAAGCCAGATATCTATTTCTTTCGGGGCTATGACGGTTCGATTGTTGCGTTCTACCCACGTGTGCTGTTCAAGAAACGCCGCAATTTCTTCCTCCATACCAGAGCGCAAATGATTACATTTCGTACAAGGGTTGGCACCTCTTAGCACATTATGCGGATGCGCTTCATATTCTGCGTCGTGCTCCACACAGCGAAACACCGCGTTGGAAAGCATAGTCGTATAGCCAGCGACATACTCAATAGCGCCCGAATGCACTGCGTAAAGGCGTTCTTTAAGCTCAGCCTCCGACACAAAACCACCTGGACGATATGTGCGGCCATCCATTTCCGCTTTCTTGGCGGATGCCCGTTTTTTTGCGTTTTTAATAGCGTCCGGGTTGGTCGCCCGTTTTTTCGCCATAGCCGCACGGCTGCGTTCGCGGCAAAGTTCTTTGTTGTTTTCTCTGTAACGAGAAACGGATTTGGCGTGTTGATCTGGATTTTTCTGTTTCCACGCTTTTGATGCCGCGTCTGTGCACTCGACACAAGCACCCGACACAGTGGCTCGTTTAGCTATATGCCCGTTTTTACACGGCAAACCAGTAAAGTAATATCTCTCACCAGACTCTCTGGCGGCTTGGCGTTCACCAAAGCTTTTTTGAATTTTCATAGGTCCTCCTGTTAGGGTAGGGCCATCGTATCATTGTCACACAATCACTGTCAACCACTGTCAATCATTGTTTTTTAACTTTTTTGGGCAAAAGAAAAGGGGGCCGAAGCCCCCTCGTCTAAGCGTAAACCCTTACGGGCCGGCGCTTCCGTACACGCTGAGGTAGTCACTCCACCCAAACGAATATCGCTCCCTCGCCTTATATCTGGCGTTGCCAGTGTCAAAATCTGCATCCATCGAAGTAGCCAACGGTGAACGCACGAAGTGCTTGAGACCATTGGGAATATCGGTGGTTAGGAACCAGTAAGTTGGGTTTGTAAGCCAATGGTTGATCGTGTAACCGCCTGGGATTGAACCGTTGTTCTTCAGAGCGTTGATGTCATTGTCAGCGGTGCCAACACGCAGCTCGGTTTCGAGGATACGGGTAGCAACGAACTGCAGAGCCGGCGGAAGGATGAGCTTCTTGGGCTTGGCAGCGATCAAAAGACCACGTTCGTCAGTCCACAGAGAAATCTGGATGACCGCGTTTTCGAGAGAAGTCTCGTTGAGGTCAGCCGGAGTCGCCGGGATGTTGGAAATGGTTGAACCGTAGGTCAGCGGGTGAGCATTCGAGAACAGGGCCTGACCGTCACCACCTTTGTAGTTCGAGTTGAAACCGTTGTTCAGGACGTTTGCGCCCTTGACTTCCTTGGTGTACGCCATAGCACGGGCCAGGGCCTTGGTGTAACGAGCAGACAGGCTGTCGTACAACTGATCTTCTACTGCCTCTTCAGTGACAGAGAAGCCAAGTGCGATGGTTTCGTGGGTGTAGCGAACATTCCATGCTTCCTGCGCGGTGTCATACGCGATAGCCGAGCCTTCAGGCTTGACCGGCGCTGCACCGAAGCCGGAGAGCTTCTGTTCTTCTTCAAAGGAACGCTCGGAGCTTTCGATCTCGAAAATCTCCTTATATTCCTCGCCGTACCGCTCATATTCCAGACCGAACAGCGCGTTCAGGCCGGGGAGCAGCTCTTTAAGTAATTGTGCGCGTGAAATAGCAGCCATTTAAGTTACTCCCTTAGATGCCGGTTGCCTGACGATAGAAGTGCAGACCGAAGTTGAAGCTGACAAGAACCTGCTGGTAAGTGCCGTCGTTCAACGCGGTATCACGAACTACGTCGATGATACGGAGCGGGAGGCCAGCGGTCGTGTTTGAAGTGGAAAGATCCACAGACACCAGGCTGTTACCCGTCGTGGTGTTAATGAGGCCTGAGCCTACATAGTAACCGACGTTGTTACCTACGTTGGTCTGCGTAGCTGCACCAGAGGTGTAGAGCGTTCCGCCATTGGTAACGGTTGCTGCGAATACAGCATCGGGATCTTCGACCACGTAAGCCCAACCAAAACCGTAGTTCTCGTTGTCCTGCTGAATGGTCTGACCTGCCGGCCAATACTGCGCCGGGGTGAAATACTTCATACCCGTAGCAGACACATACGAACAGCCGAGGAAGACACCGACCGGCGGGATCGCAAATGCGCTCTTTGAACCGGAAGTGGTATCGACACGAACGATCGTACCGGTTGAAGTATAGGCAACGAAGTCACCAAAGCCGATGTTCTGGGCGTAGCCAGAAACGATCGGGATCTGCCGAATCGCGCCCGCGTAAACTTGACCGCCGATCAGGTTTACAGGAACCAGACCTGTGGGGCCAATACCGTTAGGATAAGCCATAAGTTACTCCTGAATGTTGTGCATTGGCCCTGACTTATCAGGAACCTCTGCCAAAAGTTACGTTTGTTTTGCCTTCCTTGAACAGCGGCATACGCGGATCATTCTCACGCATGAAGTTCTGTTCAACGGATTGCGTCTGGCGCTGCGTGAACTCGTCGTAGTAGGCGTTCTGCTGACGTTTAATTTCAGTAGTCGTCTTACACAGGACAAGTCCGCCAATCTCAATGAGGTCGGAGGCTGGCGCCAATCCAAAAGCTGCAAAGTCAGCGCTGATTTCCGGATGGTCTGATGCCTTGCAGGGTACCCATCCTTCGCGCCTGGCTTTCGCCATGTTCGCGGGATCGGGAGTCCCCATCATCGCCACACGGATCCAACGAAATTCATATCCATCGATAGGGTCTGGAATAGGCAGGTCATGTGCCGGTTTCCAAGGGGTCGGACGTACTTCTGAGGCCCGGGTTTCTTCAGTACGACGAGTTCTATCAACCTTTACATTATCCATTCGCCTGCTCCTGTAATTTTTTGACGTGTTTCGCATATAAGTCGTATGGAACACCCAATTTTCGTGCGACCGCTTTCTGCGTTTCGTTTAGCGTCTCATTTTTACCTGCAGTGGTAGCAGTCCGTCCTGCAGGAGCCACGGGGGACGAAGCCCGGGGCTTATTAAGTCCAAAGTAGTCAGGGAAGACATCCCGCATTCTTTTGTTGATGGTATTGTAATACTCATCAGACTGCGTGCTGACACCCGAATTAACTAGCTTTGCATGTAGTCCATAAGCAAGCGAGGTCATTTCCTCATCGGCACCAAACCACGGGTTTGCTGCGGCCCACTCTTCCGCCCTTGTATCGCGCTGGGGTGCCTGTGGTTGCTGTGGAGCTACACTTTGCTGGTTGTATACCGGTTGCTGAACCGTTTGTAAAGGGGCTTGTTGCGGTGCAGGCTGCGGCGCAGGCTGTGGAGCGTGGAAATTCGCAAGCTGAGCTTTCTCAACCGCGATCTCGTCCCGGAGCCTCTGGGCTTCAATCAGCCCCTCCGTATCCCCTGCTTCATACGCCTTACGGAACTTGTCTTCTGCCAGCTTCTCAGCGTACTGGATCTTGTACTGGACCTGTTTAATGTAGTCCTGGCTTCCGTCGTTGTACGCTTTCTGCAGTCGCTCGTTTTCTACCAAGATCGCCTGAGCGATTCGAATGGCTTCCTGGTTCTGCATTTCCAGCGCTTCTTTAGCTCGGCGCTCATCGTGATACCGATGCGTGAGCTGATTCATCCGCTTCTGTACGCCCTGCGAATACTTGTCCATGTCGTCTTCAAGAGACGTATCCGTGGGTGCAGCATCTGCAGGTGCCGGAGCGGGTGCCGGAGCGGGTTCAGGTTCCGCCGGAGGCGTGAATTCTGATTCTGGTTTGGTTTTGTCGGACCCTACGATGAAGACTTCTTCATCATTCGGGAAATCGTCATCTCTCAAAGTTACTTCTGGCATACATCACCCATTAGTAAGCGCGGTTAATTCCACGGGCATCATCTACG